GTGATTCAAAAAGAAATCTTCAGGGATTTCTTGATTATCCTGGTATTCAGGAATATGCAACTCCTAATGGAGCTGATCCGGCTGCCCCTGAATGGGCTACAAAAGATCCTGCTGAAATTTATGCAGATATGCGAGCTATGGTTAAGACTCCTTATATCAACACCAAACAGATTGAAAAACCTGATACACTTCTGCTTCCCACAGAACAGTTTGAACTGATTAAAGATATTCAGTTTTCAACTGCTTCTGATTTAACCATCATGGAGTATTTCAAGAGAAATAATCCTGATGTAACTGTTCTATCTATTCCTGATCTTGAGGGAGTAGGTGATGGTGGTTCTGATAGAATGATTGCGTATGTAAGAGATGTAGATCATCTCACACAGTTGTTTCCAGTTCCTACCAAACAGGAAAAAGAATTTCAGGAAACTCCTTTTTCTTATGTGATCCCCGTATGGGCTGAACATGGTGGAGTTATTATTTATTTTCCGCAAAGCGTAATTTTTGCAGATAATATCTGAGAGAATGCACACCTTGCATAATGCAGGGTGTGCTCATTTCAATAAGGAAGGTAATTATGATAATTGATTTTAGAAAACCAAATGCTGGAGTGTTGACACTCCCATTGAATATGAAACCTGTCAAAGGACAAAAAGGTGTCAACAAGGGAAGAAATGCCTCACATCGGAAGATGAAAACTGTAACCCTTATCCCTGGTATAAATGATATACCGGATGAAATATGGAATCAGGTGAGAGAACTTAAAAAAATTAAGTTTTATCTTGAAGAAGGTCATATTGTTGAAAAACATATGGAAGAAAAGAAAGATGCAAAAGAAAAAGTTATCAGTGTAGAAACCAAAACACCTTTTGCAGAACTTAAAAGTGAGGAACAAGAAGCTCTTGTAAAAGAGACTTTTAATCTTCAGCTTTTAGGTAAGTGGCGTAAAAAAGGAAATGATTTCCTCAAAGGTGTAATTGATGACCAGGTTGAAAAGATTAAAAATCCTGGTAAAGATGAAGACGAGGAATAAGAGGTAAAGAATGGCACTCTCAGCTTCACAAATAGTTCAGACATATCCCGGCATTAGAGATGATGCTGATATAGATACTTATATTGAGTTAGCAAGATTACAAACATCTTCTTCTTTTTATGGTACTAAATATGAATTAGTTGTGGCTTTGAGAGCTGCTCATAACATCACATTATCAAAACCAAAAATTTATGGAGATTCTTCAATGAAAACTGGCTCCAGAGCCAGTAGAAGACAGCAGGATTTGTCTGAATCATTTTATGATAGTGCTCCTCAACTTGCTGGTGGAGCTACTACTCCAGGTAACAAGTTGCTCACGACTACTGTTTATGGACAGCAACTTTTACAGTTAATGTCTATGTCTAATACTTCAATGCGTGCAGTGGGAACTTCAGCTATAGCAGCACTCGGAGGAAGTTGATGAGTTTTAAAGTAATTCAGAAAGGTCCTTCTTTGACTGCAATAATCAAAAATATAGAGGCTATGGAAAAAGAATACGTAGCAGTAGGTCTCTTTTCAAAAGGAGCTGGCAAAGATTATGATGATAATCTTGCTATGAGAATGGCTCATTTTGAAAAAGGTTCTGCAAAAGCTCATCTTCCTTCTCGTCCAGTATTTAAAACTACTTTAAGTGACCGTAAATCTAATGTAAAGGATTTTATGGCTTTTTTAATGAATAGAGTATTAACTGGTAAATTTTCCAGGAAAGAAGCTTACAATAAATTGGGAGATGAGTATGGTAGAATGCTTAGAGCTCAATTTATTAGAAGAAAATTTGCATCGCTTTCTCCTAATTACCACATTAGACCAAGTGGTAAAAGAGTTACTCCGGGAAGTATTCCACTTCTTGATACAAAGCGAATGCAAAGAGCTATCACTCATAAGGTGGTAATGTAGTGTCTCTGTTTTATAAGACTGAAATTAAAAGGAAAGATATCACTCAAACTTTTGTGAGTGGGAAACCAGTTACAGCGGCATCTCCCATTACAACTTTCCAAGGTAATATACAACCCTATAAAGGACAGACTACAAATGATCAAACTGAAGGTGTTATTACTTCCGGTTTAATGATTGTTTTTTCAGAAGAGAAGCTTAATATTCCAACAGCAGAAGATTTTACCAAGGGCACCTACGTGCTTTATCATGGTAATTGGTATGAATGTATCAAAGAACTTGATTGGAGTGATCAGAAGGGCGTTTTTGCCGATTTGAGTTATTACCGGTACATTATAGTATGGAGAGAGGTAGATGTATGACATTAGATGAATTGTATATTCATGTTTATAATCTAGTTTCTCTAATCTTAACTACAGAAGAAATAACTGCTGAAGTTTTTCAATCTGATACAAGTGTTGCTTTACCAGTGACTGAAGATCCTTATATTGTTGTAGGATACACTCCTACTATTTTAAAAAAAGTAGGCACTGCTACAGCTGGAGATATCACGGATGATATTGAATTAGGAATTTCTTATTTGGTAAGATTAACTCCTTACGAAGGTGAAGTGGAGATCCGACAAGTTAATGGTGATGGAGATCTTCTTAAAATAATTTTATCATCTTTAGAAACAGTTTATGTTTCAGAATTTTTAACTCCTTTAGGTTTGGGAATTAAAGATATAGAAATACCAATAACTTCTATTCCTTTTCGGATTAACAGTAAAGTACATAAAGAAAGTATTGTATCTCCGGTCTTTTCCTTTTATGATAGTAGGAGAGAAAATTTAGATTGGATAGAAGATGTGAATATCGGAGGGGAAATCGATAACCCTGATGGTAGTGAAACTAGAATTTTGGAGATCACTAAAGATAGTATGTCTCCATAAAAATAACATTTAGGAGGTTATTATGTCTGAAGTTAAAGACATTGTAGCGGTGAATATTACTCGTGAAACACGATACCCTACACAGTTAGGGTTTGGAAGTGGTGCAATTATTTCTGAATTTACCCCTGGAAGTTTGAACAATCCTATGTTGGGGGGAGACAGATATCAATTGTATACAAGTACGGCAGCTATGACAGAGGATGGGTGGGCTATTACTGATGTTGAATACAGAGCTGCTGCAGCTTATTTCAATCAGAATCCTAATCCAGGAATTTTCATGGTTGGAAGAAAAGATACTGGAGATGCAGATTGGACAGAAACTTTGACTGCAATTCAGGTGGTTTATACTAATTGGTATGGATTCACAGTTAATTCAATCACTGAAGCAGATGTATTGGAAGCAGCAGCATGGGCTGAAACTCAGGTGAAATTGTTTGGTTATACATCTTCACAATTAGCTATTATCGGTATTGAAGTTCTTTTGACATCTGGTCATTTTACCAGTGGAGCTCCAGGTACACTTGCAATGTGGCAGGCTCTTACTGATGGAGAATTTTTAGTTTCGAAAGATGGGGCTGCAGTTGTAGAAGTTGATGGTATTAATATGTCAGCAGCAGCAACAGCTGGTAACTTTGTTACTGGTCTAGTTACAGGTAAAATGGCAGCTTTTCAGGCTGTATCAGATGGAGAGTTTTCAATTGCAGTAGATGGGGCTGCTGCTTCTGATGTGGCAAGTGTTGATTTTTCTGGAGCTTCAACGTTTGCTCAACTTGCAGCGATATTGGAGACTGATATTCAAGCTCTTGGTGGTGGTTTTGTAGCTGTAACAGTTGTTTATGATTCAGATGCTGGTAGATTTGTGATCACCAGTGATTCAACCGGTGGAAGTTCTAACATTGTTATCGCAATTGCAGCAGCTCCTTCTGGAACAGATCTTACTTTATCAGCTTACTTTGATGGTGGAGATTCTACTCCAGGTACAGCTGCAAGTCTGGTTGCTGACATGGATGAAGTAGCTGCTGATCTGCAGGCTGCAATTATAGCAGCTGGTGTTGTAGGTATCACTGTAATACACACAGATAATAGATTGGTGTTTACCAGTGGAACAACTGGTGATTCTTCCAGTATGGAGATTACAACAGTAGTTTCTGGAGCCGGAACTGATTTGACAGGAACTAATTATATCAATGGCGGTATAGTTACTCTGGGAACAGATGCTGGTCCAATACCTGGAACTGGTGATTATGCCAGTCTACTCAAAGCATTGGCTTATGATCACAGTATTGTGGTTTATAATGAAAATGCTCAGGATAAGAATGGTATAGTGTCTGGAACAGAAGAATTCAGTTTCATAGCTTGGTTAGGTGAGGCTCTTCCATATGATCCGGCAAGTCAGACCTGGGCCTTTAAAACTTTGAAAGCTATTACTGTTTCAAGTATAGGATCTGGTCAGGAGATATTTGCTAAAAATAATAATGCAAATGTCTATGTGAATACCGGTGGTGTTGCAATAACTTTGGATGGTAAAGTTATTAGTGGTGAATATATTGATATCATTCGGGGAACTCATTGGCTGGAAGCAGAAATGCAGACTGCTGTTTTTGCATCGTTGTTAAACAACAGAAAAGTACCATTTACTGATGCTGGTATCACTCTGGTTGAAAATGCCATCAGAGGCGTAATGTCCAGAGCTGAAGTTAATCTTCTTAACGCAGAAGATACGGTTATAACAATACCTAAGAGAGTTGACACTGATCCTGCAGATAGGGCAGCTCGTTTTCTTGATGGTGTTTTATTCAATAGTAGTTACCAGGGTGCAATTCAGAAAGTTGCTATCACTGGCACATTGTCAGTTTAATAAGGGAGGAAAATGATGACTGATCCTATTGTAAGAACAATCGATCCTAAAATGGTGATTGTCACTATGGGGCCGATTCTGATAACAGGATATGCACCTGATACATTTCTCACAATTGCCACTGAAGATGACTTTTATGAGAAAGTTCGTGGAGCAGATGGTTCTGTAGAAAGGTATGCAAAGAATGTATATGATGCATTGATCACATTAACACTTTTAGGTACCAGTTTAGCAAATGAAGCACTAATGGTGCTTCATGAGTCTGACAAATTAGCCAATCTTGGTAAAGTACCTTTTCTCATGAAAGATTTGAATGGTACCACTTTGGCTTCTTTTCCGCAGGCATGGATTAAGAAAACTCCAGATTTGGAGATATCAAGTTCAGCTGTGACAAAAGAGTGGACAATTGATACTGGACCGGGTGTGGTTCATATAGGAACCAATATTCTATAGAAATAATCATTAAGGAAGGAAGG